CAGCAACTGACATGGGCAACCTACTCGAGTTCATCGATCATAACTATAAGAACGTGGCATCGTATCTTATGGCTTGCGGCTTCGATTATTATGAGGGCAACTATAAGTATCGTAAATTTTACAACGATTACGAGAATAACCGCTGCATCATAATTGACCTCTACGATGACGCTGAACGCATTAATAAGGTCGAGATGGTACGAATGATTGACAAGGTGTATTCACGATGAATAAACGCATTAAACGAGCCCACAAAGAGACAGACATCTACTTCGCCATTTCGCGATACATGAAGCATAAGCATCCGAAAGTATTATGGCGTTTCGATTTCAGTGCAGGGGTGAAGATGACCATCGGGCAGGCGAAGTCGCACAAGGGGCTCAATCCGCATCGAGGCTACCCTGACCTGTTCATCTGCCAGCCAGCCAATGGTTATGCTGGGCTTTACATCGAGATTAAGAAGGATGGCGAACGAACGCAGCGCATCGATGGTACGCTCTACGCCGATCAGCATCTCGAAGAGCAACACGCGATGCTGAACCACCTCAATGCCATCGGCTACAAGGCAGTGTTCGGGATTGGATTGAATCAATGTATTGAGATAATTGATGCTTATTTGAAATAAAATTTGTATATTTGAGCGTTCAGAGGTCGAAGCCTGAATGATGTTTCAAAAATCTTGAAGCCCTTTGGGGGCTGCGAGGCAAGGTTTAACAACCGAGCCGCTTCGACCGCAGCCATCAAAGGGCGTTTTTTTTACAATGGAAACTAATTATTTAGAACAAATCGAAGAGGCATTAATCAATGCAGCGATTAAAAAGCAAATTGAATTAGAACGTTTGGCTCATGATTTTAATGGCGACCATATTGCGGTTCTTGAACAATTGTTATTGCAAAAAAGAAAATATTGGATTAGAAGAGGTTTAGAATTGTTTAACAACAACCTACCTTTTTAATTATGTTTAATTACTTTAACGGTTATTGGAATTGGGCAGGCGAAAATCCTGCCCTCAATAACACTACCTCAACGGCTATTTATTTTTATATTGTTTCGGTAGCTAACCAACTTGGATGGAAGCCAGAGTTTAGCCTTTCATCAACTCAAATTATGAACGGTTGCGGAATTGCAAACTATAAAACTTATAAAAAGCATTTAGACATTTTGATTGAAAACGGGCTAATAAAGGTTGTTCGTGAATCAAAAAACCAATATATGGCTAATGTATTTGCTTTGGTAAATTTTACCGAAGCACTACCGAAGCAAGACCAAAGCAATGCCGAAGCAATGCCGAAGCAATACCAAAGCACAGCCCATATACATAAGACTATAAAGACTAATAAGACTAATAAAGAAAATAAAGAATATAGGTCTATAGATGAGATAAAATCATTTACTTTTTTTAAGACAGATGAAAAGCTGAATGAGGCATTCAAAAATTTTCTAATTAATCGAATAACGATTAAGGCATACCCAACAACTTTAGGAATTAGAAACCTTCTAAAGCAAATAGGTAAGATTTATAAAACACCTGAAGAAGCGATTGAAGGTATTGAAATTTCTATACAATCAAATTACAAAGGGTTATTTCCAGTTAATAAGCAAAACAACCTTAAACAACCTCAACCAACAAAGACACGCGCACAGATGGGCGTTAAGATGGAATAAAATTACTACGTAAGCACTACGTGCCTAAAAAAAATAACTTTGAATTATGAACAAACTGCCAAACACAGAACAAGCCCTCGTTTATCTTTGCCTTACCGGTGACGATAATTACAAGGAAATTGCGCCGCAGCTTATCGATGAACACTTCAGCGATGAAACCGCGCTCAAAGCATTTAAGGTTATTAATGCCATAATGAAGGATGGTAAGCACCCGACATTCGTTACCTTCGGCAAATACGCTCAAATCGATAAGCAGCTCACGCCTCAACAGATTTCAAGCGTTACACAATGGGGCAATGAGTTGAGCTATTCTGAACCGATTAATGAGTACATCGCAATTCTCAAAGATGAGCACATCAAACGCAATATTAACAGCATACTAACCGAAGAGGCACTCGGGCTTGGTAAGTTACGCAGCGGAGGTGAAACAGCCGTTAACATCATTAAACGCCTCAACACGCTGATCGAGAATGGTAGCCCTACCGATAACATCATTACAACGCTCGAGCTAACCCACGAAGAGCGGCAGGCATACTACCGCCGCGCTGCATTGCATCAGAGCGGCAAGACAAGCGGACTCAATACAGGCATCGCAGCACTTAACCGATTCACAGGTGGCTTCCATCCCGAGCTCATAATCATTGCCGGAAGGCCATCGATGGGGAAGACCGCCCTCGCGCTTTACCACGCTTGCCAGTTCAATGAGCCTGGCATTTACTTCAACCTCGAGATGAACCAATCGCAGCTATGCCAGCGGTTAATCCTTCAACACTCAAAAGATGCAATCAATAGCGCAAGGCTTCGCGATGGCAACCTATCTCAGCCCGAGCTTCACGCATTCGAATCCACGATCGGGTTAGTTGAGAAGCTACCCATCACGATTTACGATAAGCCTCGATGCGGTGTGCATGAGGCAATACGCATAATGCGCCGCGAGGCACGTAAGAAAAATTGCAAGTGGGCAATCATTGACTACCTTCAGCTAATGACCATTGAGGGCTTCAGAGGCGGTAATCGTGAGGCTGAGGTGGCTGAGATAAGCCGAACGCTAAAAGCCGCGCAGAAGGAGCTTAACATACCCATTATCGCACTTGCCCAGTTAAGCAGACAGGTTGAGCAACGCGCTGATAAGCGACCGATACTTTCAGACCTTCGCGAATCGGGCAGCATCGAGCAAGATGCCGACACCGTGATGTTTGTCTATCGACCTGAATATTACGGATTGAATGATGAAGCTGGCAACCCTTATAGCTCAGATGTGTTTTACTTATTTGAAAAGCATCGACAAGGCTCAACAGGTGAGGTGCGGTTCAAGCATAACAGCACGCTCACGAGCTTCTACGATAGTGGCTCGAGTGGTGGCAGCACATACCTACCAGTTGAGGTCGAAACGAAGGCAATGCAGCCGAATGAATCTTTTGACATAACGCCGTTCTAATGAAAAAAGAATATTTTGAAACAACGAGCACAATTATAAACGGAGATGTAAAAAGGTTTATAAGAAGGATTCATTATGAAGCCATGTGTAATATTGACGATGGGCTTACTACTGATTATTGCAAAAAGTTAGAAAGAATGATAAAAAACCATATTGAAATTGAGCAATACGAAATAGCAGAAGGCTTAAAAATGTGTATTGAAACATTAACGCAATGACAATCGAAGAGCAACTAATCGAGCGCATGAATAATTACTACCCGAGCGATGTAGCCTTAACCGATGGATGTGTAACCTATCACAGCACAGCCCGAACGCACCGAAGCTACGCAGGGCAATTGAAACACGCACCCGATGGCTCATTCGTGCGCAAGTTATATCTCAAACGCTGCTATGAGTGGCTAATGCTTCTGAAAAAAAACGGCATCGAAATGCATCACGCAATCAAATAAATACTTATCTTTGCAAATGATGGAAAGCGAAAAAATAAGCACTAAGTGCCTAAACACAGGGCGAGGAGGTTACCGCGAGGGCTCGGGCGCAAAGCCGCTATATGGCGAGCGAACGGTTAACATTACCTTCCGCGTTCCTGAATCACATAAGTCAACAATTCGCCGCATGGTTTACGATTACATGGATGGATTAAAGACTAACCGGAAGCATGAATCAGAATATGGCTGCTAACTTATTGACCATACCATGCGCCATTGAATCGGTAGCAACGCGCCGCGATAAGACCATCAAGGTTACAATCGGCACGCAGGAGCTTTCACCCGAACAAACGAGCGCACTCTTCAACCAATGGATGGGTGGGGTAGGTGTTATGGCATTCAAGGGCGAGCAGTTCAATTACAACGATGAACAGCTACTCAATAACCTGAAGCTCGATGCTGCCGAGCTTGGAAGCAAGACACCGAGCCAGCGGCTACGCTCAACGCTCTACGTGCTATTCGAACACGCCCCAGAAGGGCATAAGGACTTTAACAGCTTCTACGCGGCAATGATGGAGAAATTCATTGATATGGTAAAGAAACGCATTGACACCTACAACCTATGACACGCAGATTAAGAGCCGGAGTATTCATTGATTCAGAGGTGAACGGCGTGCCGCATTACTTCGGCTACCTCACTCACCCAAGCATGGAGTACGATATTGCCGTTGCATTCACCGAAAAAGACCTTAAAGGCTTCGCAGATGTAAATAAGCTAATTCTGCCCACCGATGAACCCGAGTATAAGTTCGGGGTAATATTACCAACCGAAGACCGCGATAAGAATAATGCCTTTACGTGCAAAGTATTCGCCGATGGTAAGATACATAACCTTGTAATTTATCCAAGGCAATACAATCAAATCGCAACTAACGGGCATAGCGTAAATGCACAGCACGAAAGCCGTATATTTAACGAATTAATCACAGCATAATGCCACTATTCCAAGGCGATAGCCAAACCATCATCAGCATGAACATCCGCAAGCTAATCAGCGAGGGATATTCACCTGAACAAGCGGCAGCGATAGCCTACGCCGAAGCTGAAAAGTATAAACAAAAGCGAGGTAAGCGATGAACGTGCAATTAATAAACATATCCGAGCTAACGGTTAACCCGAACAATCCGCGCATCATTAAGGATGAAAAGTTCGATAAGCTGGTGCAATCGATTAAGGAGTTCCCCGAAATGCTAAAGTACCGCCCGATAGTGGTGGATGAGAATAACGTGATTTTAGGCGGTAATATGCGTTTTAAGGCATGCAAAGCGGCAAAGCTGAAGCAAGTGCATGTCATGAAGGCAAACGAGCTCACAGAGGCTCAAAAGCGCGAATTTATAATTAAGGACAATGTAAGCGGCGGCGAATGGGATTGGGCGTTGCTTCAAACCGAATGGGACACCGAGCAGCTCGATGCTTGGGGTGTGGATGTGCCCGACTTCGAACGCGAGCAGGAACTCGAAGCAGTTGAGGACGATTACGAGATGCCCGATGAAATACAAACCGACATCGTGCTGGGCGACCTATTCGAGATAGGCGATCATCGTTTGCTTTGTGGGGATAGTACGAATGCGGATGATGTGGCAAGGTTGATGGATCGAGGTAAAGCTATTTTAATGGTTACAGATCCGCCTTATGGGGTTAATTATGATGCGACTTGGAGAGCTGATGCTTTAGGAGATAAATTGATAGGAAAACCAAGAGAAGGTTTAGTGTCAAATGATGATCGTGCTGATTGGACTGAGGTTTGGGCATTATTTGAAGGCGATATTGCTTATGTGTGGCACGCTTCAAAATTTGCTGATGTTGTAATGAAAAGTTTGAGAGATTCTGGATTCGAAATAAAACAGCAAATAATTTGGAATAAATCTGTGATGGTTTTAGGAAGGGCAGATTATCATTTTAAACACGAACCATGCTGGTATGCAGTAAGAAAAGGCAAGAACCACAACTGGCAAGGAAATAGAAAATTAACAACCGTTTGGGATGCAGCTCCGCCTACACATATTATGAGTGGAAGCAAAGAAGAAAAAACAAGCCACCCCACACAAAAAGCATCGATTTGTATGTCTATTCCTATACAAAACAAGTCAAAAATAGGGGATGGAGTATATGATCCATTTCTTGGTTCAGGAACCACAATGGTAGCCGCCCACCAACTTAAACGCAAAAGCTACGGCATGGAACTTGACCCGAAGTATTGCCAAGTGATTATTGACCGCATGATAAAGCTCGACCCTACGCTTACAATCAAGCGCAATGGGCAGCCGTATAAAACAGACGAAATACAGACGTATGGCATTTCCGCATGATGGAAAAAAAATGAAGAAGGGTGAAACACTAAACCCGAACGGTCGGCCTCGCAAGCTGCCCGAGCTTCACGTATTGCTCGCTGATGTATTGGGCGAAGAGAAGGACGGCATGACAGCAGCCGAAGCGATACTCAAAGCGATACGTGCTCGCGCTGCGAAGGGCGATACACGCGCAGCCGAGCTGTTGCTCGATAGGGCTTACGGCAAGCCGAAGCAGACAAACGAGACCACGCTCAAGACAACCGAGCCGTTGGTGATTATCAAAACGAAGGAGCCGGATGCTTAAAGCGATTGGCATCGGTGTGATTGCAACGCTGTTCATCGTTGCCCTTGCGTATGGGATTGTGCTTGTTATTCGGAACATGATCGACTGCCTGCCCGACCCGAATGATGAAGAGGATTAATGAACTACGAATTATTTGAAAGGCAGTCCATAGCACTCGAGGCAGTTGAGTCTGGGCAGTACCGTGTGATAGTGTTTGGGGGCAGTATACGTGGTGGCAAAACCACTTGGCTGCTAATCACACTTGTTTACCTTGCGCTGCAATATCCGCGCAGCCGTTGGGTGATTATTCGCCGCAGCCTGCCCGACCTGAAGCGCACCACATTCCCGAGCTTCAGCTCGATACTTGACGATGGCGTGAACCAGTACGTCGAGAGCTGGAATCGCGACACGCAAGTGGTGACCTTCATTAACGGCAGTGAGCTTATCTTCATGGCAGAGAGCTTTGACGATGACAAAGACCTCAACCGCTTCAAAGGGCTCGAGGTGAACGGCGCGGGCTTGGATGAAGTGAATGAGCTGCAAGAGCAGACATTCTACAAAGTGCAAGAGCGCATCGGCAGTTGGAACAAGGCAATAGGTCAGCCGCCAATCGTGTGCTTGGCAACATGCAACCCAGCGAACAACTGGGTGAAGACCGTTATCTACGAACGCTACCGCGAGAACAGCCTACCCGAGCGATGGACATTCATCCCGAGCAAGATTACAGATAACCCGCACATCCCAGCCGAATACCTTGAGAGCCTGAAGGAGCTGCCACCAGTTCAGTACGCACGATTCGTGGAAGGCGATTGGGATGTGATGGACGATGTAGCTAACCCATTCCTCTACGAGTGGGATGACGATAAGCACATCGATGACAGCGTGCAGCTCAACCGCAATATGCCAGTGCACATCAGCGTTGACTTCAACATCAATCCGCTTTGCGCTTTGGTCATTCAGCACGTTGGCAGGGGCGCGGTTGTGGTGGATGAGATAAGGATTGAGAAGGGCAGCGTGGATGCGTTCTGCGATGCCGTGCTTGCGTTGAGCGTACCAATCGGGCTGATACGCATAACAGGCGATGCGATGGGTAAGGGCGGCACGGTGCAGCAAAGGGATAACTCCAGCGCGTACACCATGATTAAGCGAAGGCTGAACATGAGCGACAGCCAGTTTCTTATTCCGGCCAACCCAACGCACTACAACAGCCGCATCGATTGCAACGCTGCGCTGCGCAAGCTCGACATCCGCGTGAACTCGAAGCGGTGCAAGGGATTTGTCTTCGATGCGAAGCAAGTGCAATGTGATGCGAATGGTAGCATCATAAAGGCCAACCGAAAAAACATAGCCGAGCGTGCTGATTTTCTCGATTGTTTCCGTTACTTTGTAAACGCAATTCTAAAGCGATACCTATGAGCGTATGTTCACCTTGTTTCGATAGCAGCATAACTGTCGATGATTGCTTTACCACGATAGAGTTCGGCGTAGTCGAGCCTAATACCGAATACCAAATCGATATAAAGCATAATGCGACGAGCAGGGTGCAGAGCTATCAAACCACGTCAGATGCCAATGGCATGCTGCAAATATTTAGAGCCGACTTCTCCTTTGACCCGAACCAATGCTACACGATAAGCCTGCGCAACTGCGCTACCTTCCTTATCTGCGAGGTTGAGTACACCTGCATCAGCTTTTGTGTTAGCAAGACCGACCTATCGGACACATTCATAAACCTACTCGAATGCGTGGAGTGCTAAAAAAACTAAAGAGCATCGCACACGGCTGGGCGTTGTGGGCGTTTGACAGCAAGGAAAGCCGCGAGGTGATGAAGCCGCGCATGGAGATATGCAAGACCTGCCCCTATCGCATTAAGCTGACCGACACTTGCCGCGAATGCGGATGCTTCCTACCTGCCAAGACCCGAGTGCCTGATGAAGAGTGCCCGCTGCTCCGTTGGTAAGCAAGACCTGCCTGACATGATGACTGGCTTCATCTTGGTAAGTGCGCTCCAGCACAAGGATGAAGTCGATGAGCTGCTCGACAGCGAAGAGCGATGGCTTGACCTGGTAATTAACACAAGCGACATCAGCGTAGTCTATGAGGACGAGATTGGCGAAAGGTGCTACATAACGCTGATAAGTAATGACAAGGAGATAACAACAAAGAATACCCTGGATGAAATTATTCAAAAGATTAGGCGATCGACTGCAATCAATATTTACTCGCAGTAAGCATCAGAAGCCATTGCGCCCAATGGTTGAGCTATTCAAACAGGACGGCCACACATACTACCGATTTCCAAAAGAATTGAACCTACCGCTTGAAAGGTTCAGCATGAGCATGAGCCTGATGGAGCGCATCAGTTCGGGGCTATCGGGCAGTGAGATGGATAAGATATTAAGTGGCATGGAGAAGGCTTTGAGCGCAGGATTGAGCAACCCAAAGAACGCGGCCGTTGTGGCTGCTTACATCCACGTTATTCGTGAGCGGCAAGACACGGTCATCCATCGCGACCTATTGCTTAACCTTGCAGCGACATGGGTAGTGCGTGGGGATGAAGACCCCGGCATCATTGACCCAACTATCCATCAGCAGAAACTTGAGTTATTCGAAGCGATGTGCAAGGAGGCTTCGCATGATTTTTTTACTCGCTTGGATATAGAGCCGCTGATGCCATTGCTAACTATGTCTCCGCAAGACTTTCAGATATTGTGGGAGTACAACGTGGAGGCACAGCGAAAGCTGACTCAAGCACTCCAGCACTTAACTACTCACCTCGACACCGGGCGAAAAAAGTAGCCGATGAATTAAGGTCGCAAGCGATGAACCTATGCGGTGGTAACATTGTTGAGTTCAATGAACTGATGGCTTCCGATGTTTCAACTTATTTGCTTAAATTTGAACTGTTCATAAAGCAGCAAAAAGATGGCTCAAGCAGAAGTTGAGATTATTTACAAAGCCAATGCGCAAGGGCTTGAAGCTGCGGTTGGTAAGATAACGCAGACCAACGATGAACTTGTCAAAGGTGCTACCGATACATCGAAGAAGGTAGCCGATGAATTTAAGAAGATAGGCGGTGCTGCGGCTGCGGCATTTGGCAGCACACAAGTAAAGGCCGCACTCGATCAGCTCAACAAGGAATCGGATAAGCTAACGGCGAACCTCAAGGAATTGCAGAAGGAGCAGCTCCAGTTGGTTGCTTCCGGCAATCGCGTGAGTAAGTCATATCAGGATAACGTAAAGGCACAGGCCGCGCTGAAGGCACAGATAAGCCAAGTCAATCAGGAGCAAGCAGAATTGAATCGGACATTCGGCCAAACCGAAGAGAAGCAGAAAAGCCTGACCGGACAGCTTCGCGCATTAAAGCAAGAGCTCGCACAGCTTGAGCAGCAAGGTAAAGAGAACACCGAGGAGTTTGATAAGTTACTATTCGCAGCATCGCGGCTTGAAGACCAAATCGGAGACACACGCGAGCGAGTGCGTGTGCTGGCATCTGATACGTTCAAGTTCGATGCAGCGGTAGGCGCAACGCAAGCACTGGCATCAGGCTTCGAGGTAGCGCAAGGCGCGGCTGCGTTGTTCGGTTCTGAGGGTAAGGAGCTTCAGGAAGTGATTGCGAAGACAACTGCGGTGACTGCCATCGCGAACGGCGTGAATGAGCTTGCGCAGCAAATTACAGGACAGGGCGCATTGAAGCTCGCATTGCTTGCAGCAGGGCAGAAGGCTGTCGCTGTTGCAACGGCAATCAGCACGGGAGCGATAAGCGCATTCAGAGTGGCATTGGCTGCGACTGGGATTGGATTGTTTGTGACTGGCGTTGCTTTGCTTATCGATAGATTCAAAGATGTAGCAAAGCAAAATGCAGAATTTAATCGTGTGCTTGAGTTGTCCAAAACGGCAGCCGACAATACACGCAAAGCGATTACGGACTTAAAGAACTCTTCATTAGATACGGCAACTCAAATAAGGATTGCAAATGGGGACTTGAGCCAATCGGAGGCTGATAGGCAGAAGGCTGTTGCTGAAACACAAAAGACGGTTGATACATTGCTTAAAACCGAAACAACACTACAAGAAAAGGCAAAGAATCAACGCTTGCGAATATTGGGGGAAATCGCAAATGCCGAGGCAAGCAATGAAGCAGCTGTCCGAAGCACACGAGAAAGCGCAAGGATTATTGATACCAAAGGATTAGAAAAGCAATTAGCAACTCAAGAATCAATTATCAAAGCAAGTGAGTCGCGAGTTCAAACAATAAGAACAAGCGGCCAGATTCAAATCGCTGCAACCAATCAGCTATTCGCAGCCGAGGAGAATGCCAAGCGTAGAGAAGAAGCACAGAAAGCTGCTGAGGATGCAGCAAAGGCAGCGGAAGATGCAGCAAAGGCCGAGCTTGAAGCAAGGAATGCAGCGAGAGAAAAGTTAAGACAGCTCGAGCTTGAAGCACTTGCCAGCCAGCTCGATGAGCGTGAGAAGATATTGAATGATAGCAATACCAAGATTGCGGAACTTGAAGCGACATTTGCTGAAGCTAAATTTGCAAAAGGAAGCGAACAAGAAAAGCAATTGCAGGATTCAATCACAGTAATTAAAGAGCAAGCCGCGAAGGATATTGCAGCACTTGACCAAAAGGCACTGGATGAAAAGGCAGCAAAAGAAAAGGAGGCGGCTGAGAAATTAGCCAAAGAAACAACCGACATTCGAATCGCTGGAATCGATGCCGAGATTAACGCTGTTAAAACGCTTGAGATAACCGAAGGCAGTATTCTTGACAGAAGGATTCAACTGATTGAATTGGATGCGAAAAAACGCATTGAATTGGCAAAAGACAACGCAAGCGAAATCGAGCTCATCAATGCGCAAACAGAAGAAGCCATCCGAGCCGAGCGCAAGAAGTCAGCCGATGAAGCAATCGACCAAGCGTTTGAGCTTGCTAATGCAACCGTTGGCGCATTGGAAAGCATATTAAATTTGCAAAAGCAATTAACCGAGAACAGGATTGCAGATATACAGGCAACGAGCGAAAAGGAACTCGAGGCTATTAATAACTCAACAATAAACGAAGCTGATAAACAGCGACAACGTGAGGCTTTAGAATTACGAACAAGTCGGAAGTTAGCAGCTGAAAAACTAAAGCAGGCGAAGCAAGAGAAGGCATTGAATATCTTTAAGGCTACAATCGACACCGCTGCATCAATTGTTAAGACAGGGGCGCAGCTCGGCTATCCAGCTGCGATTCCATTCCAAGTCCTTGCGGGTATCGTTGGGGCTGCTAACATTGCAGCAATTGCATCACAGCCACTGCCTAAATTCAAGAAGGGTGGTATGGTAGGCGGTCGAAGCCATGAAGCTGGCGGTACATTGATTGAAGCCGAGCGTGGCGAGTACGTGGTGAATAAGGCATCGGTCGCCCAGCATCGCAAGGCGTTGGATGCGATGAACACATCGAGCGCAGCGTTCCGCAAGTTCATCGATGACAAGTATGTTCGCCCAGCCATCGCTGGCTATGCGCTGAATGCCAAGGATAGAAAGATTGAAGTGAATGCGCAGCTGAACTCAAAAGCGATGGAGCGCAAGCTCGATAGGCTGAACAAGACAATGGCAGGGAAGCAAATGATTGTAAACATTAACGGCAGCGACTCGCGGTATTCATGGCAGTAGAAATTAAATTCTTAATCGATAACATCGACCGAGGGCAGCCGCTCAATCCTGAAGACTTCGGCATAAACATAACCGAGGATGATTCAATCGGGGCGCGTATCGTATCATTCGACAGCGAGCTTATCTTTGGCGGCGATGTTTACACTTACCTATACACCAAGCTCGCCACATCAGGCTACTGCGAGCTGGTGCGCGTAACGGTTCAATACCTTTGCAGCTTGGGAACCTGGGAGAAGTTGGTCGATGGGTATATCATTGTTACCGAGTCAGTCTTTTTGCTTGAGAAGTGCCAAGTGAAGACAAAGCTCTACGATGAAACATTCAGCACGAAGATTAATAACAACAAGAGCATACCATTCTCGCTGCGGTTAACCACATCAAAGAACGGCACAACGATAGTGCCGCCAACAATTCGCAGGCTTGACATCTTTAACATCGCGCAAGGCACTTGGTATGCTAACTTCACTTACGGCTATGGTGTTTATGATGTGTTCGCCCATTTAGTTACGTGCATGAGCGATGGGCTAATAGACTTTGATTCAAACCTTTTTGCCTATTCAGACCCGACATACGATATACCAGTTTACACGCAGGGCAATGTATTAAGGACTCGAGCCGATATTGAAATGTTCGTAACCTTTGAGCAGCTCTATCTTGCACTGCGATTAAAGCTCAACCTCGGTATGGGCTTCGAGAAGCAAGCGAATGGCAGGCCGTTATTACGCATCGAGCCGATTGCATACTTTCAGCAATCGGTCGCGTCGGCTAACCTATACGATCAGCCTGAGATTGAGATGAAGTTTGACACCTCGCGGCTGTATGCTTCGGTTAACTTTGGCGCAGAGCCATACCTATTCCCTAACGAGTGCAACGGCGGGGATGGGTTCTGCTTATTCCCGCAGCCAGTATTCAGAGGTTTCAGAGATGAAACATTCGGATTTGTTGGTCAGTGCAATACCTCAAATGTGTTACGGCTCAAGACATCCGATGTAGTATTTGACACGAATGTCATCGAGGACATCTTGCAATATAACAGCGAAGAGTATGAGTTAAGTCCGATAATTATTCAGTCGGATTATTATAGCCGATTTGCTGCCAATTCATTCAGCGCAAGGGTTTATAATTTGCCGGGGCTCACGATACCATTCTACAATCTAAACTTTAACAATGAAGGCGTATCAGGCAACTGGATAAGCGGATATCCTAATTCATTGCAGGCTTTCTTTAATGCCTTTGACCCAACTCAAACGCCATTCAGCGCACAGGTAATAAATGCGCCAACCTTACCATCGTGGAATATTATAAATACAACGTCAACAGCATACAGCGAGGACATTGGAGATTTTGTTCCATTCAATAATGAGATAACAGACCCCGGCAATAATTTCAACATCAGAAGATATACCGTGCCGTTCAGCGGTGTTTATACTTTCAATGTTCAATTCGTTTCTTTATCGGATGTTGGTAATAGAACATTGATAGCAATTATTCGCAGATTGGATGGAGCTGGTAATGAGGAACAAGTTTTTTTAGGCACACCAGTGAGCGGAAGCGTTGCGCTTACAACGAGCGTATCAGCGACAATATATTGCAACCAAGGCGATCAGGTTGTGGCCGATATAACAGGCGCATCTACTGTAGGCAATCAAATTGAAACAATACAGATTGCAGCAGGCAATTCATACTTCAATGGCAATGGAACAAACTTCCAAGAGCCCGAATTACAGCCAGTCGACATTAACGATGTTCAAGCCTACCTCTACAAGTTCAAGCGACCGCTATCGATGGCAGAGATTAACGCCATTACATCCGAGACATCGAAGCCGATACAGCTCGGGCGCAGGGATGACAGCCTTGCCGTGATTGACACCTACATTAAGAATATTCAGATTGAATCAGTGATGCGCAAGACAGCGCAATTCGAGCTTCGTTCAAATAAACTATTGCCATGAGCTATACATCGATACCAAACCAACCGATAATATTTAGCAGCACATTGCCCGAGGTATGCGAGGGATGCGGCTCGGAGTTCGCGCAGCTTGCTGACTTAAACGATCAGCTCTTCTGGCAGCTCGAGGCGGGTGAGTGCGGATACTTGCGATTCAATGAGGTTGTATTTGTCAATGATGCAACGGTGGATGGCTTCAACATTACCTTTCCCGGCAGCAATGACGATACCGCTGGCGTCGGATATACTTTCTTTAAGTTCATAAATTGCCTCGAGTATAAGCTAACCATCACAATCAATCCCGGCGCGGTGGGTACGCTTATCGTTGGCTTCACTAATGGTGACCAAATAGAGGTTAGCGCGGTTGGTACGCATACGATTTATCTTAAGGCTCTCGACATTCCGGCCAACACGAACAGCAACATTCAGGACTTAATCATTGCAACCAACCCAACCGTGCAAGAGTTCATCGGTGAGGTTGTGGTGGTGGAGTTCGTCCCCAACTGCAACGGCGCATTATTCGCTGGCTTGGTGGATGCTACCACCTTGGCAGTGGTTGAGCGGTTCGACCCGGTGCTTACAACCAAAGACCAATACCTCACCGCTGGCATTGCGTTGGCTGATTACGATATTGAGCCGGGCTGCTATCGGTTAGCGATTGCCGACTTCTGCACCAACACATGCGGGCAGTATTACATTTACAATCCGTACTTTAACGATTGGGGTGGGTGTATCGATTGCCCACCGCTTGGATGGGATAACGTGCCTGTAACTGGTGGAGATACGTGGAACATCGGCGGCGGCGAGGCACAGATTGACCTAACAGCAATCGGCAATGCTACAAGCCTTGAGTCGATTACCGAGCTATGCGAAGACACGGATTACTATGTTACCATCGAGGTTGAGTCAATTGTCAATGCTCGACTGCGGCTTCAGGTGGATGGGATAAACTACGCCACAGCTATAAGCACAGCGGGCACGTATAACTTCACGATAACCGTAACGCAGAGCGGAGCATTGAGCTTGCTCGGTTCGCAGTTTGGGGCTTCACTCGATGGGGAGATAACGGTTAAGCGCATCACGGTTCGAGCTGATAAGAACTGGGCGAAGTATGATAAGTACAGCGACCTCATTCAGATTGGTGACTTCAGCGATGACTGCCGTTTCTTTAAGATTGAAGGCTGCAATGGCGAGAACCAATTCGGGCTCGGCTTCAGCGGCACATCGTTTCTGCCCGGCATCCGATTGGAGGGGCGCAGATTCCAACCGCAGTACGATACCGACACCGACCTCTTCAGATACGCATCGGGAAGGTGGCAGGCGAGCTTTGTAGACCGCAAAAAGAAATTGAGCTATCACTTCGGGCGGTTGCCTGAGTACGTGCTCGACTTCCTTTCGATTGTCTTCTACTTTGATAACTGCTACGTGAATGGCAGCTTAGTATTCCCATCCGATAACGAGTTCCCGACCATCGAATATGACAATGCCGATGACCTTGGCAGCTTGACGATAGACTTATACAGCAAGCGCGAGAAGGTGCGTAAGACGGTGTGTATTGGCGTGGATGCTGATTGCCTACCTTCGATATTGGATAACGCTTCTGAGCCGTTTATATTAACGCAGGACAACGAGCGCATCACAACGGAAAACTTCATCAACTTGTATCAGCAATAAATTCGTATATTTGCAGTACATCATAGGAACGTAGGGGTTATGCCGTCCTATTCAACAGGCTGACAATAATTAAAACTCTACTACTATGGCTTGTGTAAGCTACTGCGATTCCTCGCTACTCGATCACAACTTAGTAAACTGCAACGAATACAAGCTCGGCGGCGTTTCTGCTATCCTTGTGGGCGCATGCGGTACTGAATTGGTAAACCCTTCAGATGAGACAGAAGTTCAGGCATTGATTAGTGCCGGAACTGCGAAGCTCATTGAGGACATCCGATTCGCGTTACCTGCTGGCTCACCTGTGACGGTTGACAGCCCGATAGGCTGCGGTACTCCAATTCGTATTAACGAAGACCGTACTGCTACCCTTTACGATGCAAATGTTACCGATGAAAATAACACCTTTTGGAATGATGTAAACAACCGCCGCATTGCGTGGGTACTTGCGTACCTATGCGACAGCGGTAAGGTGGTTTACATCGACCCACCAGTTGGTATTACTACATCGGCGAACTTCATCATTCCCGAGCAGAATAACGAATTGCAGCGTTACGAAGTAACATTTAGCTGGCGTGATAAAAATATCCCGGCACAATACGATGCGCCTCCGGGCATCTTTGGATAATGGATATTCAACCAACAAATCAAAGCGGCAAGCCTACCTCAGCAGGGGTGGTGCTTGTTGCTTTTGGTAAGCCGCAATACTATTGGGCTGCTTACAACCTTGCCTATTCAATTAAGCGATTCAATAAGGATTTGCAGATTGCGCTAATCAGCGACAGCAAGGATAGGGCATTGTACTATTGCCATGATCTGACAAACCAAATCGATGTATATGTCGAACTGCCCGAGCAGCACATCTACACGAATAAGAAATTAGACCCGGCCAAGGCGAAGGTCTTGCTCTACGATTACTTGCCGTTCCATTACAACCTGTACCTCGATGTCGATGCTGTATGCCTCAAGGACTTGCAGCCGCTAATCGACCAGCTAATCGAGAACGATGCTCAATACGCAACCCGCGTAGTTGGTGAGCACACCATCGACAAAGGCCGCGACTTCAGGCAGATGCAATGGGCTTGGGCTGACCAGCTATGGCAGCATTTCGGATTGAGCAAAGCCGATAAGATTTACGCTATCAATAGCAGCATTCAGTTCATTCAGAAGTGCGCAAATGCTGAAGCGATTTACCGCACAGCTGCTGACCTATACCTCAACAATCCGATGCCCATAAGTAAGTTACGCATGAAGTGGGGAGGCGGGCAACCCGATGAGCTTTACTTCAATGTTTCGTTTGGTAAGAATAAATTCAAGCCCTACGAGATTGATGCAGTTTGTTTTCAGATGAGCCGCGAGTTCAGCTATGCGCAAATTGAAGAACGCTTCTACCTGATGAGCTACTATGGTGGCAAAGGATTCACACCGAGCTTTTACATCGAATGGCTCGACCGAAAACTGAAAGCATGGATGCAACAGGACGGCATCCAGCACAAATACTTCATTCACAGAATAACAGACCACAAGCATGCAGACCCAAAGCGATAAGCCAAAGAAAGGCAGACCTAAAAAGATTGTAACTACCGAAACATTCAAAGAGGTAGCACGCCATGAGTGGAACAGCGAGCCCGATGTGTGCGAGTTTATTGGAGCGTTAATTAAAATGCACCAAGTAAAGACAGCACTTGAGATTGGAGTATTCGAGGGTGAGACATCGATTAAAATGGTTGAAGCATTACCAGTTGGCGGTTATTTTGCTGGTATTGATATTAAGGATTATCGCAAGCATAAGCTTGAGGGCAATGGCGTTGCTGTTGACTTCAAGCTCGGCGAATCGATAGCATTGCTCAAAGGCTTTCCGGCAAATCACTTTGACTTTATCTTTGTGGATGGAGACCATAGCTGGGATAATATATTGCCCGAATTCAAAGAGGTTGAGCGGGTGCTGGCCGATGATGGCATACTTGCATACCATGACACCATACACATTGCTGATATAGCAAGGCTGATGGAATACGCAGCGCATTATAAGTATAACGTAGTTACGCTCAACACTTCTGAGGGGCGTGGCTTATCAATTCTGAAACGATGAAAGCACTAACCTTTTGCCGCAGTAAGAACTGCGGCTCGCACATCATTAACCAACCAACGACAAAAGCAACTGCGTAATGGCACTAACTACTGAGGACATTGATAAGATTGTAAATAAGTTCGCAATGCTGCACAAGGGTTGGGAAGCCGCAGCAATGAAGACACCTATCAATCCAATCACTAAGCAGCGCACAGGCGTGAGTCAATATCCTGAGTATTGGTCGGGGTATAACTATGCCGCTAAGATGTATGACAGCATCTTGCCGCACACTCGGCCTGACATTTACCCGGCGCACTTGTTAAGCGTTCGAGCTCCCAACCAAACCGATGCGCAGGCCGAATACATCAAAGCAAATTACAAGCCCACAACGCTGTCAGTGTTTGAGGACTTCAAAGCTACGATAAGCCGTGCGTTCGCGGACCAGAACTGGAGCATCAAATACAATCCTGAACTTGAGCCAATCTTTGGCGAAGACACCTTCCAGCGATACGTGAACCAAGAGATTGAGCGGTTCGGCTCGCTCGAGGCATTCGTTAAGACGATGCTCCCAACGCTGAAGCTAATCGACCCGAATGGCATCATTGCAATCGAGCCCGAGTATATCGACACCTATGAGAACGAGCAAGGCGAAGAGGTTGTAAGTAACGAGCTTATTAAGCCGATGCCGGAATATTATTCATGCAAGAGCATTGTCGGGCAAGATTATGGCGAATACTACATGGTTATTTGCGATGAACGCTCGGAAGTAAAGGCTGGCAGCAAGGTTGAGAAGAGCGGCATCGTGCTCGAGATTTATGATACGATGAACATCTGGAAGGTGTACCAGGTCGGTAAAAAATCGGACTACACATTCAGCGAGCCTGTGCTTTACTATTCGCATAATCTCGGATATGTGCCAGCGCAAAAGTTACAAGGGATGCCGCAGCTTATCGGTGGGGAGATAAACTTCCAGTCACCGTTCATCACAGCTGTGCCATTGCTCGATCAGGTTATTCTCGATGAAAGCTACTTGCAAATCAGCAAAGCCACAAGTGCATTCCCGTTCATGGTTGCGCTCGGTGAGATATGCGAGTTCACAGACCGCGAGGGCAACAAGTGTCAGGATGGTCAAATCTTCGACCCGATTAACGGCGGCTATCGTACTTGCTCGAGCTGTAATGGCTCGGGCGTGAAGAGCCGATTCAGCCCGACAGGGATGCTACTGATTAAACCAAAGACCGCATTGAGCGAAGGGGACAGCGCACTATCGGGCGAATACCTCAAGTTCGTTAGCCCACCGATGGACACGCTGAACTTTCTGCGCACAGAGATTGAGCAGCAAATGAGCAAGGCGCGCAGGATATTGCATTTGCCTTCATCAGATGAATCGGGAACTATCGGCGAGGCATCGACAGCAACAGGCTCATTGAATAAGCTACGTGCGCTCTATGCATTTATTAAGCCTATCTCTGACCAGCTCTTCAACCTTTACGAGTTCTGCTTGGTGACGATGGGGCGCATGCGTTACGGTGAGAACTTTGGCGGTGTTAATCTTGTGTACCCGACCAGCTTCGACATTAGCACCCCGAGCGATTACTTGGCTGTGATCAGCGAAGGTGTGAAGGCTGGTGTACCTCCATCGATTACCTTCAGCAATGTGTACAATTACATCAAAGCAATTCACTACACCGACGAAGAGACAAGTGCTGTTTATGACCTAATTCTCAACGCCGATGAATTGCTACTGATGAACAGCGCAGACATCGCATTGCGCGTTGCCAATGGCACGATTGAGAAGTATCAGGATGTAATTCACCACAGCGCACCACAGCTTATCATGGAGCTCATTCGCAATCACATTCCGACCGAGGATGCACAGCGATTCATCGACCTACCAATGGCCGAGCAGATTGCAGCACTTAACCGATTGGCATCCGATAAGATTGCCGTGCAGCTCGACCCGATTCAACAGGCGCAACAGGAACTATTGAATGGCCTCGTTTGATTCGTTAGTTAACCAAAAGATTAAGCTATTCGAGTCAGTACCGGATAAGCTGGCAACGGCAGCGGTAAAGACTCAAGCCGAGATATGGCGCAAGATTCGCCCAATACTCGATGATATGGATGTCAGCGCAGCGGGTAACATCGAACAGACTGAAGGAAACATCAGGCGCATCAGCCTCATTGCCGATGAACTCAAGAAGGTCTTGGCTGGTAGTGAATACAAGGAGGCGGTTCGCTCGTTCCTTGGTTCAATCGATGAAGGGGTGCAGCTAACCAACGAGATTGCACGGACATTCGAAAGCGCATTCGAGCCGACAGAAGTGCAGAAGCAATTGCTTCAAATCTCAAAGCAGAATGCAATCAATACCTTCTACGGCAGCGGCTTGGATGCTCGATTCACTCAACCATTCCTTGAGCAGTTAACCACTAACATCGCAGCGCGAGCACCGCTGCGCGAAGCGGTTAAAGCTCTCGAGGCAACCGTTACCGGAACTGATACCAGCGATGGGCGATTGCTGGCTAACATTAAGACCACAGCCACCACAGCGCAAGCCGTTGCAGACCGCAGCTATTCAGCCGCTGTCAATGACGAACTCGGCATTGAATGGTATGAATATCTTGGTGGTGAAATATCCACAACCCGCCCATTCTGCGAGCATCGTGAAGGCAAGATATTCCACAAGAAAGAGATTGAAGCGTGGGGCGATGGCAAGAATAGCGGAGGCATCAAAGACATTCAAGACGGCACATGGGCTGGGCGCATTGATGGCACAGATAGCAAGTCAATATTCACTTTAGTGGGTGGGTGGAATTGCCGACACTATCTCGTGCCTGTGCCTGATCGTAAAGTGCCCGACACCGTTAAGGCTCGAGCAAGGGCTGAGGGGTATATTGATTAATTCAAAATTTATTTATCTTTGACACATGAGACACCTAATACTTGCCGATGGCCGAATAATCAAAGCCTCCGATTTGGTGGCCGATTACCTTCTCACAAAGAAGGGCGCAAAGGAATTGACATTGCAACCAATTAACACCCCTATACTATATGCCGATCAAACCGGAGGAAGCACTGGAGATAGTGAACTTCCTAAACCTAAACGAAGCAGAAAGCCTCGAGGAAGCAAAGGAGAAATTTCAGGAGAACTGGGTAAACAGCAAAGAGCTAAACGAAAAACTCGGAAAGATTAATGGCACAATTGCGCACGTTGCTCGCCGAGCTTTTGAGCCCTTCGGAGTTACGCTCACTGAAGAAGATTTCAAAGACAAGAAGGCGCAAGATGTATTGCGAATGGCATCCGAACGTGCTCGAGAGGCTTATGAGAAACAGCAAGAAGAGTGGCAGCAACGAGCCGATAAGTCGGGAAGCGAAGAGCTTGTAAAGGAATGGGAGAAAAAGCACAAATCCCTTGAGCGCAAACTGACCGAGATTGACACGGCACGCCAAGAAGCAATCAATCAGTTCGAGCAGTTCAAGCAGAAGATGGCCGAAGAGCAGAAGCTCACAAAGATTAACCATACCTTCGAGAAGGAGCTATCAGCAATCAAGCTCGACCCATCTGTGAATGAGTTCACCATCAAAGGCTTTAAGGCTACCATCGGCGAGAAGTACGCAATCGACCTGGAAGACGATGGTAATATCTTCGTTAAGGACAAAAAGAGCGGCGAGCGGCTCAAATCAAAAGAAAAGGCAGGCTCATTCCTCAACCTATCCGATGTGCTGCTTGCCGAAGCAACCGCAGCGGGTATCATTCAGAAGAACCCATCGGCTGGGCAGCGTGTACCAAGACCGGGGCAGGCTATCATTCCACCGCTCGAGATTCAAGCAGATAAGCGCATCAAAGGTGTTAACCCTCGATTCTTTACCAAATGACAGTTAAGCAAGCCTATAAGATATTGAAGCATCATGCCGAATGGCGGCAGGGCAATACTTCAGAAATGGTCACGCCAACAGACCTGACAAAAGCACTTGAGATAGTGCTTACGTATCTTGAGAACAAACTAATGAGGGAATACAATGCCGCAATATGAAGGCTACAATGTCACGGCATCCGAACGCGCTGGTAAGAAATACAAGGCGATAGACGATGAGGGCAATGAGATTCACTTTGGTGCTGAAGGCTATCGGATTAAGCCCGGCACGGATGCAGGCAATTCTTACTGCGCTCGTAGTGCTGGCATCCCTTCACCGAAAGGCTCGGCGAATTGGTGGGCTCGGCAGCTTTGGAGCTGCGAGGGGCGAAGGTCGGTAAGTGATAAACCTTTTTTTGGCAGAATCGATTTGCCGTAGTATATTGCGGCTCGTTCTTTATTCAGTCATACCAATAGTTTAGGCAAAAAATGAAAGAGCTTGCAGCAATGCAGGCTTTTTTTGTGCCACATAAAAATATTTTTGAAAAAGTTTGCAGTTTCAAAATAAGGATGTATATTTGTGTCAGATTTAAAAACAAACACAATGGCACATAGAATTAACGAAAGAAATATTGGCAATAGCACATTGGAAGCTACACCAAAAAAACGCAGTCAAAAACTAACTGCTGATGAATTAGAAACTATTGCAATGATAGTTTCTAAGGTTTATGATGCAATGGAAGAAGATGAAATCACAGGCACACATACAGATGGTGGTAGAATTACATTATCACTAACTGGTGAACAAATGTTTGATTTATTTGAAGCAAAAAGAAAATTAAATGGATAAACTAATCAAAACTTTCGGAGTGGTCGGTAAAATAGCAGCTAACGTTAAGGTGCTTTGTGCTGTGTGGGATTTAATGCACTACACTTTCAACCTTGCACTAAAGCTGATAAAAGGCAAAAACGCTGAATTTACCACGTCCGCCCACATAGCACAAAACACGTGTTATAGGCAGTAGGGATTTTTAGCACAAATGTTTAATCGAAGCACTAAATAAAAAAAAGAAAAAATGCGAAGCGAGGGAATAAAAAATATTGATTGTTTGGAACTACTTAAACAAGTAACAGACGAAACTATTGACTTAACGATTACATCACCACCTTATAATTTAGGGGTGAAGCACCATACAGGTAATAACGTATTTGAAGCGTATGACGAATACATTGACGATATGCCCGAAGATGAATACCAACAGCAACAAATAAAGGTGCTGAATGAGATTTATAGGGCAACAAAACAAGGCGGAAGCATAATGTATAACCACAAAAACCGAATTAAGAACGGAAAGCAAATAACGCCATATGAGTGGCTTTTAAAAACTGAATGGACTTTAAAGCAGGAGGTAGTTTGGTTTAATGGCTCACAAAACTTTGATAAGTGCAGATTTTATCCAATGACTGAAAGGATTTACTGGCTATCAAAAGGCACGAATACTAATTTTACAAATGCTATTAACCAACACGATTTGATAAAAGACACAGCCGAAGGAACAGACAAAGAACATAAAAGGGCTTTCCCTGTAAAATTGGCTCAAAGATTTATTATTTGTTTTCCTGATGCCGAATTGATATTTGACCCTTATATTGGAAGCGGAACAACTGCAATAGCGGCTATAAGGGAAAACAGAAAGTATTTAGGTGCTGAACTATCAAAGAAGTATTTTGAATTAGCAAACAAACGAATAGAATATGAAACAGCACAAACCAAATTGTTTTAAAAGTGCGGTGGGGCATTTTTTATTTTTTTCTTCCACAAATGTTGAAACGAAGAACGTCTGCCCTATTGCCTATAACTTTCTTATACCCGCTAATTTGTAGCATATTATTTTTTATTATCTTTGCAGCACCTATGATGTAGTGCGCCGCAACTTATCGCGGCAAAGTAGGCGCAACTTCCAGCCTTTTTAATTGGAAGGTCTTACAAAAACTACATCAATCATGTCTATATCTCGTATTCTTTCAGAATGCCCGAATGTGCAGATGAGCCTTTCGGAGTTATTCATCGAAGTAGGGCAACGCGAGCAGCTTCCATTTTTGGAGTTTCTCTTATCGCCTGAAAACACTAAACTAATCCGCACCGAGGTTGCACCCGGTGGTGGTAAATTAAAAACCGTTCAAGCTCGTTGGATTCAGCGTTTGCCTGAGACCGAAGTTGAAACTGAAGGTGACATCCTTACTTGTACTTCAGAGAACACTTACGGCGATTCAACAACCACGTACACGGTTGACACAACAGATACGTACATCGCATCTCAATTAATTAACGCTGCTGACATTGCTCGCCATTGTCAAGAGAACAGCCGTTACGTGCTTGAGTCGGTAATGCGTTTGATGGATGTGCTCGACCGTAAGGTTGCTTCTGCTGCCGCTGTTCAGGCTGTTGCTGACATCGGCAAGTGGGGCACTGATGTTGAAGGCTTCTACACCGTAACTGGTGACTGCTTGGAGATTGCAACAATGAACGGCGCAACCGAGCCTAATCCATTCGCAATCGCTGACATCCAGCAAGCAACTCGCATGGCTAACTATCCTGGCGCACCTGTTGCGTTTGGCGGTGCTGCAATGCAGCGTTATGCTAACGCGATGGCTGCTGGCTGTTGCTCGCAGTATGGCTTGGACTTGTTGGCAATCACACAGCAGAACGGCTTCGGCTTCGCTTACGATGCTCGTTTAGCCGCTGCGCAAGGAGACCAGACCTCAGCGTTGGTAACAACTGCCGGAGCAATCCAGTGGTTATCATTCAATTTGGCTGATTGGAATCAGGGCATCACGCCTGTTGCTGGTAGCAATTACTCAAAGACCTTGGTGTTCACACCGGCTGGAGTACCTTGCGACCTTACAATGAAGGATGACTGCGGTAACTTGTCAATCGTGTTAACCACAACTGGTAAGATTGTTACTCTTCCAACTGACATTTACGAGGCTGGCGATAAGTATGCTGGCGTTAACTACGTTAACTGCGTGAGCATCGTAAACCCGGCCCCGTAATTGGGTCAATGGGTTTACTCTCGCAAGATGATGAGGACTTATTGACCCAAAGCGGATTGGATAATCTAATGACTGAATGAGGGGTGTAACAACCCCTCTTTTTTTTATCTTTGTAAAAAATAAAAGCGATGTGTATTGAATCACTGCTTGGATTAAGAGACTGCGCTGGCGTTGAGCCATCGACAGGGCTTTACATCGATGACCTTGGGATTAACCAAACCTTCCTCGGTCAACTAATCACCGACCAATATCGCAACGGCGTTGAGCTGTTCGAAGATAAGCGAGCGTTCGCGTGGCGCAAGCTCTCATCGGATTTGCTGACTAAACTCAGCCCGATGATGAAAAGCGATACCGTCATCGAGAGCCGTAGGATTGGGCAAGCGGTGAGCAACTATTCCAATGTGCAGACTGCCCTCGGTGCTGGCAACTATGGCGGCATCCGATTAAAGATTGACCCTAATACCATTGCATACCTTAACTTTTACCTTGCGGATATTAACCTTGCCATTGACTCGACAAATACGAACGTGCCAGTGTTAATCTTCGATATGACTACCGGAAAACTGATTGACACGATTACCTATTCAGAGGGTGCGCTCGATCAGTTCATCGGTAAGACATATACCTCAGCACGGCGAAAGCTTGACATTGCAATCGTCTATGAATCCACAATGAACACGGTTAAGTTCACGCCAAAGAAGGGCAATTGCACGAGCTGTGGCGGTGGCGTTAAGGAATCGCATATCTGCCCATTCGTGGATGCGATAGGCATCGAGCTGACAACGAACGGCACGGATGTGTTGACCTCGCGAGCGAGTAAGTACACCACAGGCATGAGCGTAACTTATAATGTGAATTGCGACCGTCAAGGCTGGATGTGCTCCATCGGTGGGACGATGGCATTGCCACTTGCATACGCTACGGCTGTTGAGATTTACAACTATGCTCTAACCATTAGCCCGAATCAAAGGGTGAACACTGCTGTGGTGGTGAACAGAGGCTCCAAGCCCTTCGCCACTGCTGATGCATTCGAGGGTATCGTTGCAGCACGCGACATCGCAGCATCGAGGTACAGCGAAGAGCTTGGAGCGATGCTTCAGAACATGCGACTGCCTGACGATACGCATTGCTGGGATTGTAAGCGAAACATGAAGTACGTAACTGCGTTACCATAACATGCCAACACCAGCCGAAATTCAGAAGAATCTTGACAGCTTGTATGAAGGCTGGCAGAGTCAATTCACTCCGCTGTATGGTGCAGTTCGAGAACTCAAGCGCATCATGTTCAAGCGAATCTTTGGAAATGGCTCAAGCGGTGGCACGAATACGGCGGGCGAGAAATTGCCAACTGTACCATACAGCACAAAGCCCATATACGTGAGCCCGCGAAGTTTAACCAATGCACCAAGCCGCTTTAAGGTTGGCAAGCGAGGCGAGCCGATTGAATCGCTGTACTTTCCCGGCGGTTATGCTGAATTAAAAAAAGGCACTTCGCGAAAATTACCCCTCGAATTAACTGGAAGATTGAAGGGCGGATTCCTTGCAGCCGATGTGCTAACCGAAGGGCTTGAGGCAGCGATTACCGTACCCGCATCCGAGATAGGCAAAATTGATGGATTAGAAGCGAAATACGGCACTATCTTTTTGCCGACAGCCGAAGAGCAAGAGGCGATGCTTGAGGAGCATGCAGCCGAGCTTGTGCAACAAATCATAAACGCAATGAGCAAATGAATATACTATCTACCATACTCGACAGGCTTAACCAACGCATTGAGGTCGGCAATATCTTCGATAAGATTTACGGCCTCAGCGAGCTTGTAGGCGAAGGCAACGATAAGGCATGGGCTTATTACATCGGCAACGGACAAGCTATTCCTGTGACGGATTATGATGCGAAGCAGGGCACTCTCTTCTGGGCGAAGCGCGGCAAGATAAACGTAACCAAAAACGATTCGCTCAGGCTTGCAGGATGCCGCTCAATCTATGAGACACGCTTCAGCCTTACAGCCTATGCAATGGTGCGCAAAAGCCATTTACCTTGCGATGCTGCGGATGCACAGGACTGGGTAGCATCGAGAGTGCTGCGGCTTATTAGCGGCACTGACCCGCAATTCAAGACGGCCATCGGTGCCATTGCCTACGAGGTAGTGCCAAGCGGATATGCAACCGAAGCCAGGTACTTGCCGGTCAATTATGAATGGGCTGCTGTTGCAATCGAGGTGGATGTCAATGTCAGCACCTCGTCTGAGGACGGCTGCTATGATACTTGCCAAACTGGTGACATACCTCTGCCTGACTTCGAGCCATGTGAGCCTTGCCTCACCTCGGTGGCTGTGGATGGGGTGACCATCACCGGAAACGGCACACCAGCCGATCCGTTGGTAGCAATAGGTGGAGGCGCGCCTTTACGAACACAGGATGAAGGCGTAAACGTAAGCACTAATACAACGACCTTAAATTTTACGGGCGACGGCGTAACAGCATCGCTAAGCTCTCCGGGCGTGGTTCAGGTAAACATCCCAAGCGGTGGCGGTGTTACAAGCGTGACAGCAAGTGCGCCATTGGCATCAAGCGGTGGGGCTACGCCAGACATCAGCATCCCACAAGCGAGCGCAAGCGTTGACGGCTATCTCGATTCTGCCGACTTCACAATCTTTGCAGGCAAGCAAGATGCGCTCACGGCTGGCACTGGTATCGACTTAACTGGCAATATCGTAACCAACACAGCACCCGACCAGATTGTGAGCCTCACGGCTGGGACTGGCATCGCGGTGAGTGGTACATATCCGAGCTTCACCATTGACAATACGCAAGACCTCAGCGGTTACGTGCCATACACAGGCGCAACTCAGGACGTTGACCTCGGCACGCATAAGATTTCAGTCGATGCGGTTGAGTTTAGCCTTACGCCTACCAATTCACCCGGCGCTGGGCAGATTGCATACGTTGGCAATACTGGTGCGCTTGCGTATAACATGAACGGCTCGGCTGTAACAAGCCAAATCGGTCAGACCTTACACGCCTTTGTTCACAATGCCGACAGCGTAACCATAACCAAAGGGCAGGCGGTGTACCTATTCGGAGCATCGGGCAATAAGGCTTCGGTAAAGCTTGCGAATAACACAGGCGACCCAACAAGCGCAAAGACTTTTGGGCTTGCCGCTGAAGATATTACAAGCGGCCAGAATGGATTTATAACTGTGCAGGGTGTACTTGATGGCCTAAACACTGGAGCTTACAATGCAGGTGATACATTGTACCTTGGAGCAACGGCAGGCAGCTTGACATCTGTTAAGCCATACGCACCCAATCATCTTGTTTATATTGGTGTGGTGGAAAAGGCTAATAATGGCAACGGACAAATTTATGTGAGGGTGCAGAACGGCTATGAGCTTGATGAGATACATGATGTTGATTTAATCACTACACCACCGGTTAATAAAGACCTACTTACCTACGTAACTGGCACTCCTAATTTGTGGAAAAATCAAAGCTTAGGCACAATTTTAGGTGGCAACACATCTCAATATGTAAGAGGGGATGGCAGCCTTGCTACATTCCCTACAATTCCAAGCGGAACAGTGACATCTGTTGGTTTAACAATGCCTGCTGCATTTACGGTGGCCAATAGCCCTGTAACAAGCAGCGGAACGTTAGCCGTAACAGCAACAGGTACCACAGCGCAATACATAAGAGGGGATGGCTCGCTTGCAACCTTCCCAGCTGCCAGTGCTTCGGTAGTTTATAACTCTGCCATTAGTTCGGCAACTCATACCGGCACAGCCAACACTGTTAAATATACTCAGCTCATCCCTGCCAATACATTTGCAGCCGGTGATGTAGTGCGCATCACTTATCGTACTGCTAAGACCGGAACTGCCAACTCAATGACATTGCGCATCTATGCCAATACAACTGCCAATCTTAGTGGATCACCTATTTTATTGGCATCCCACCAGAATGCAGGGGCACCATCATTTTTGGTTAATCAAATGATCAGGCACCTTGCAATTAAAACGGCTAATAACAATACTGAGGTATATTTGGCATCAGGACTTGGTGTGGCAACCGATTACGGTTTATATGACTTAACATCAACGGCTGCGGTGGACTGGACACAACAGCAGTACATAGTATTCGCATTGCAGCTTAATACAACAGGCACAGATGTAGCTTATGGCTCATTCTACATGATCGAAAAACCATGAACAATATAAATATCACATCGACTCAAGTTAAATTTATCAGCACAGCCAGTGCTGAGATATCTGCCAATCTGATTGATCCTAAGTGGGAGACTGTTGATGACAATACCTTCCATGTGATTACTGAGCAGGGTGTATATCTGCTGACATTGACTGAGAATACTATAAACGGTCAAACCTATACAAGCTCGGTTGATTTAATTGAGTATCTAAATAATTTGTAACTTTGTAAAAACCTAAAACTATGGCAGGGGTAAAAGTAACCGACTTAACTACATTAGGGGCAGCAGATGCAACCGATGTGATGTATATTGTGGACACATCAGCCAATCAATCCAAGCAGATTGAGGTGCAGGATATCTATTCAGGTATGCCGCAATTTGAAAGCGGCAGCTTTACGCCAGTTATATCGAATGAGGTTGATTGTACT